GGATACATGCAGGTTCTACTTGGACTGGTGGTACTTTAAGCGAAACTTGGACTGCTCAAACATCAAATCAAAGAGCAAGTAGTAGTGGTACATCTTTCTTTGACAGCACAGACAGAACATTCTTCATCACTGGCTTACAGATGGAAGTAGGCTCACAAGCCACACCATTTGAGCATAGGTCATTTGGGGAAGAACTAGCTTTGTGTCAGAGGTATATGCAAGTGCTTAGACAAGGGATACAAGGGTGGTGTACTAATGCTAATGGCACTTGTTTTTGGACATATCCTTTACAACAAGTGATGAGGTCAAATCCTACAATTACTTGCACGGCAGATAAATACAGATATGGAGATGCTGTTGCTATCGGATGTGCAATGACAAGTATTTCTCTTACTACAAGTACCTATAATAGTGATACGTGTGCCGCTTGGACTGTTACTGGTACTGCTTCAGCTACTCCTGTTCAATACAGAAATCAACTTCTTGAACCAAATAGTGAAATTTATGGTTCTTTTCATTTCATATCGGAGTTATGATATGTTTACTAATATAAAAATTACTAAAGAAGAAAATAAATTTATAGGCATTTCTTGTAATATCAATGGACTTCCTGCAGGAATACCTTCTGATTTAAATAATACAGACTATAAATTAATACTTAAAGAAATATCTTTAAATGGAACAAGTAATTTTGCAGAAGGTGAAACTATACCAACTGAACTACAAAACGATGTTGATGCAATAGAGGAAGCTGATTGATGCTAGGTCACTCATCCATTGCCGAAGCTGCTTTTGCCGATGTAGGTGGTATAGTACAAGCTGGTGTAGCCGAGATGAGTGCTATAGGAGCTATAGCAAATGCAGGAGCTGGGACTATATCTGGCGTGGCAACATTAATCCCGGCTTTTATACAAACATCAACAGGATTATATATAACTGGAAGTTCAAATGCCGAATTGGATCTTAATTACACTAAAACATCTGTTGGAGTAAAGTTAAGATTAGGTCAAGCAACACTAGAGCCAGACTTTACACAGGATTCAGATGGAATTAAGATATCATCAGGTGTTGCGACAAAGACAGCAGTTTTTGTTAAAACATCTGTAGGAAACTTTTTATATGAAAACATAAGTCCTGCTGTGGATGAAACATATACAACAATAACACCGTCAGGTACAGAAACTTGGACAGAAATACAACCGTGAGGGTAAAATGGCAAGCACATATACAAATAACAGTGGTTTAGAAAAAATAGGTTCTGGTGAACAGGCTGGTACATGGGGTGACACAACTAACAATAACCTTGATATTATAGATAGAACAGTTAATGGAGTTCTTAGTTTAACTATAAGTGGTAATACAACATTAACAGCAAGTGATGGAACATTATCTAATGGTCATCATAAGATTATTATACTAGGTGGCACACCATCTGGAGCTTTCAACTTAACTATAGATCCTAATGATCAACAAAAATGGTATATATTTAAAAACGGTACAGGACAGACAGCCACAATAAAACAAGGTGGTGGTAGTGGTACAACTGTTGCTATAGCTAATGGGGCTACCAATATTGTTTATGCAGATGGCACTGGATCAAATGCTAATGTTGCTTTAGTTCCAACTGACTTAGTTAATGATACAACTCCTCAGTTAGGCGGTAACTTAGATACAAATGGTAAATCTATATTGTTTGGTTCAAGTAAATGGTCAATAGAACTAGATACTGGCGACAATGATTTATTATTCAAGTATAACGGTACTACAGTATTTAAATTAGCATCTACTGGTGCTGTAACTTCTGCAAATAACATAACAGCTTTTGGAAGCCCGTAATGACAATAACAGCTTCAGGTGTAATATCAGCGTCAGATATAAGGGCTGAATTTGTTGGAGGAAGTAGTGCTGTAGATATATCTAGTTTTTATCGTGGTGCTAATACTAATGTAAAATCTAATGCAGCAAATAATACAGCCACTAATTTAGCAGCTGGAGTGCCGACAAGCGGTGCTATAAGTTTTAATGATTTTTATTCTCAAGCTAAAGGTTGGAAGAAAACATTTTCTTCTAATGCCACTCAACAATCAGGAACTGGTATATTTGGTGACGATTACGCAGTAGATTATCCAAAGCAAGTTGTAGTAAATTCTAGTGTTAATTTATATAGTACATCCTCTGGCACTCCTGCACTAGACTTTGCCTCTGGTGGCTCGGGTTCTATTACAGTAACTAATTCAGGTAATATATATGGTCAAGGTGGATCTGCTGGTTCTGATGGTGGAATAGCAATCAATGCTGCTGTTGCAGTAACGGTTGTAAATAATAATAGCGCTAACATCAAAGGCGGTGGTGGCGGAGGTGGTAATGGTGGTGTAGGTGGTGTAGGTAGTGCTGCAACCGCTGCTCAAGCATCTAGTGTAACAGATAAAGTTGGAGACAAACCTGATTTTATTTCATATTCTGTTTTAACACAGTTTGGTCCAAGATCATGGTCAGGAATAGGTAGTGGTCAATGGGGTTTAAATGTTCAACAAGGAACACAGATTAGATCTAATATATCTAATAGAGGTCCAATGTGGTACTCATTTCAAGTAGACACAACAGCAGAATATACATTGTCTGGTTATATAACAGATCCTTATCCTGAAGACGGCCAGACAGGTCATCGTGGAACACCTGTTGTAAACATAAGTACATCAGAAGATACAAAGAGTCAGGGTCAAGGTGGCGCAGACTATGGTAGCGGTTTAAGTTGGAGTGGTCTAAAAGCAAATTTAAATGCAAATACAACTTACTTTTTTTGTAATTATACACAAGGTCCTTACGGAAGCTCTACACCTAGCGGTAACTTTTTTTATAACGACATGAGTTCAACATTATCTTTAGCAGTAAGAACATCTACATCTGGTGGTTCTGCAGGTGCTGGAGGTGTTGGTCAAGGCTTTGCTCAATCTGCTGCTTCTGGTGGTAGCGGTGGTAGCGGTGGAACAAATGCAGGATCTGGAGGAGCAGGTGGTGCTGGTGGAGCTTTAGGTGCAAATGGTACAGCTGGTTCTGCTGGTGGTAATGGATCAGGAACAGCAATGTCTTTTCCTACAACTGCTCCTGCAAATGGAGCAGGCGGATCAGCTGCTGGTTCTGCAGGGTATTACATATTAGGTCAAAGCAATGTATCATTAACTAACAATGGAACAGTGGCAGGGAGAATAGGATAATGGCTTTTGTGCCTTTAAAATTTAAATCTGGTATTGTATCTGATATTACCCCTTATACTAATGAAGGTGGTTTTGTTGATGGAGACAAGATAAGATTTAGATTAGGCACACCTGAGAAAATGGGTGGATGGTCTAAGTATAGCCCTAATGTTATTGAAGGCTCTGCAAGAAGGTTGCATAATTGGGTTGCTCTTGATGGCTCTGATTTTATGGGTATTGGTACAGAATTAAAATACTACATAGAAGAGGGTCAAACTTTTACAGACATAACTCCTATAAGAAATACAACATCTGCAGGAGACATTACTTTTAGTGCAACAAATGGATCAACTACAATAACAGTTACTGATCCCGCTCATGGTGCTAATGAAAATGACTTTGTTACTTTTTCTGGTGCTGCAAGTTTAGGTGGTAATTTTACAGCAACTATTCTTAATAAAGAATATAAGATTGTTTCTCTTATAAGTTCTAATTCGTATACAATTACAGCTAGTTTAGCTGCTAATGGATCAGACAGTGGCAACGGTGGATCTAGTGTTGTCGGTGTGTACCAATTAAATACTGGATTAAATACAACTGTTGGAGGCACAGGCTGGGGTGCTGGACAATGGAGTGGTACAACTAGTAGTGCTTTATCGACAACATTAGCAGAGGCATTGGATAATAGTGAAACTGCCATAGATGTTACAGACGAAACAGGAATGAACACAGCTAATGATGTAATATTAGTTGGAACAGAGTTAATGTTAATATCAGCTACAACAGATGACAATACCATGACAGTGACAAGAGGACACTCTGGAACAAGTGCAACAACTCATGATAATGGATCTTTAGTAAGATTAGCTGTTGGTAACACTTTAGCAACAGATGACTTTGTTGGTTGGGGTAGTGCTGCATCTATTACAGTTCCGGGAGCGCAAATAAGATTATGGTCACATGATAACTTTGGTGAAGACTTATTGATTAACCCAAGAGATGGTGGTTTATTTTATTGGGATAGATCAGGCGGGTTAGGTGCAAGGGCGATTGAGGTAAGTGCAAGTGGTTTATCTGGCACAAGAACAAGCGTACCACAAATAGCAAAACAAATAATAGTATCTGACTCAGATAGGCATATAATAGCTTTTGGATGTGATGGTTTAGGCGCAACTGCAGCAGCAACACAAGGTAGTGGCGCACAAGACCCATTATTGATTAGGTTTTCATCTCAAGAAAACCCTGTTGATTGGTTTCCCACTAGTACAAATACAGCAGGTGATTTGAGGCTTGGTGGCGGTTCTACATTTATGCAAGCAGTAGAAACAAAACAAGAGATACTTGTTTTTACAAATAAAAGTTTACATTCTTTAAAGTTCATTGGACCTCCTTTTACATTTGGTATTAGAGAGTTATCTAAAAATATAACAATTATGAGTCCTGCATCAGCTATAGCTGTTGATGACTCTGTTTATTGGATGGGTGTTGATACATTTTATGTATATTCTGGAGGAGGTACACAACAAATACCTTGCTCAGTAAAAGATAAAGTATTTTTAGATTTTAACTTAGAAGAAAAAGATAAAGTACATGTAGGTGTAAACTCAGAGTTTAGTGAAGTTATGTGGTTTTATCCTAGTGGAAGCAGTTCAGAAGTAGACTCTTATATTACTTATAATTATGCTGAAAATGCATGGTACTTTGGAACATTAGCAAGACAGGCTTGGTTAGATAGAGGAATAAGGAATTTGCCTATAGCTACTGGTGGTCAGTATTTATACAACCATGAAGTTGGATACGATGATGATGGTTCTGCTATGACAGCTTTTGTTGAGTCTGCTCCAATGAGATTTAGCAATGATGAAAGTTTTTCTTTTGTTAGCAGAGTTATACCCGATGTTAATTTTAGTGGCTCTACTAATATTAATCCTAGTGTTGACTTTACATTAAAGGCACAAACATTTTCTGGCTCCGGTATAACGCAAACCTCAACTGGATCATCACAAAGATCTTCTACAAGTCCGATAGAAACATATACAGAAAAATTAGATTTTAGAGTTAGGGGCAGAACATTTGCTTTGCGTTTGGAATCTACAGGTTTAGGCACTAAGTTTAAGTTAGGTACACCACAGGTAAATATTAAGGAAGATGGTAAGAGATAATGCTTGTAACAACCATACCGCAATATGTTTTAGGGATGACAAATGCTAAAGTTGATTTAACTACAACTAATGCAACAGTTTTATACACAGCTCCTAGTGCAGCAGATTTTAACTCATCTGTTATAAGTTCAATACTAGTATCAGAAGACTCAGGTAATGCAGACACTATAACTGTTACATTGACTAGTGGCACAACTGTATTTAGTTTATTTAAAGTAAAGGCAGTAGGAGCCAATACAACAGTAGAATTATTAACTAATGATTTAGTTTTACAAAGTGGAGAAATACTAAAGGTAACTGCGGCAACAGCTAATAGGCTTCATGTTGTTGCTAGTGTACAGGAGTTTGCAATACACAGAACACCACAGAGTGCTTTATAATGACAGCGTTTATGTTGGCATGCTATCTAAACGGAGTCGCAGACGGACAAATATACTTCCGATCAGCGGCAGATTGTGTGACGTTTTCTAAATACTTGAGTAAACAAGAGTATGATATGAAAGGTAAGACACAGGTTTATGATTGTATTTGTAAACTTGTGCCATTAGTAGATGAAAAGAGAGTGAGGGTATATTGATGGATAGTTCTATATTAGATGCATGGAATGAACTTAGTTATGTTGAAGGTGTTTTATTTACAGTATGGTTATTTATATTATATTACGGGAAAGTGTGGATAGACAGTAGATTTAAAGGGAAGGAATGTAAATGCTCACAGCGTTAATAGGTCCGATTACAGGACTTCTAGATAAATTTATTCCTGATGCTGATGAAAAAGCAAAAATAGCTCATGAGTTAGCTACCATGTCTGAAAAACATGCCCAGCAACTTGCTCTTTCTCAGATAGAAGTAAACAAAGCAGAAGCCGCAAGTGGCTCTATATTCAAAGGCGGATGGCGCCCAGCGGTGGGGTGGGTGTGCGCGATTGCTTTTGCTTATCATTTTATACTTAAAGATTTAATTATATTTGGTGCATCATTTGCAGGTGCAACATTACCAGAATTGCCTGAATTTGACATGGGTACACTCCTTACTGTTCTTGGCGGCATGCTCGGAATTGGCGGCTTGAGAACATATGAAAAGCAGAAAGGCTTAACCAAATGAGTTTATATAGAAACATACAAGCTAAAAAAAGAAGAATAGCCGCTGGTAGTGGTGAGAAGATGCGTAAGGCAGGTGCAAAAGGAGCGCCTACTAAAAGTAATTTTAAACGAGCAAAGCAGACAGTTAAGAAAAAGAAGTAATGACTAAGAAAAAAGATCCAAGAGTAGGAACAGGTAAAAAGCCAAAAGGTTCTGGTAGGCGTTTATATACTGATGAGAACCCTAAAGATACAGTGGGTATTAAGTTTGCTACTCCAGCAGATGCTAGAGCGACAGTTGCTAAAGTTAAAAGAGTTAACAAACCTTTTGCAAGAAAGATCCAAATACTAACAGTCGGGGAGCAGAGAGCAAAGGTTATGGGTAAGGGTGATGTAGCCAGTATATTTAAAAGAGGTAAAGAAAGTATTAGGAAAGCAAATAAAAAGTAAAAGTTTACGTAAAGTTTTAGGAGATAAATATGGATATTGAAAAATTAAGAGAAGAAATAGAAGCCGATGAGGGTAATGTACATGAAATATACCTCGATCATTTAAAATTACCAACTTTTGGGATAGGTCACCTTGTAAAAAAGACAGACCCAGAATACGGCATGCCAGTTGGTACTCCAGTAAGTAGAAAGCGTGTAAATAGCTGTTTTAATGAAGATATAATGGGAACAATAGAAGATTGTGAAAAGTTATATAAAAATTTTTACAAGCTACCAGAAGATGCACAATTAATTTTATGCAATATGATGTACAATTTGGGGTACACAAGACTATCAAAATTTAGTAAACTAAAGGCAAGTCTATCTATAATGGATTTTGGTGAATGTGCAAATCAGATGCACGACTCGAAATGGAGAGTACAAGTGCCTAATAGAGCGAACAGATTAATTAATCGTATGAAGGC